ATCATTGGCACCGGCGTGGGCTTTATTATTTGGTACATCCAAAGTCTGCCGAGGTGAAAAACATGAGATTTTCAAAATGGATCGTAGCCCTGGTAATATTTCTCAACGCACTATTTACCGGGGCCGTTCTCTTTGTGTTCCTGCGGGTAGGATCTGANCCTACGGCTTTGGTTGCGGCATGGTTTAGTTTCACTACCGTAGAACTGTGGACCTTGGCNGGAATTACTAAGGCGAAGGTAACTCAGGGAGGCGGTGAGGGGCAGTGGGGACCATGACATTTGTTTTATTAGGCGCCTTCCTTGGCATGGTTGGCGGGGTGGTGCATCTGCTTACCGTCGGGGAGCCAACCGGCTTACAAGTGGCCGCCAATTTGATGGTGGGCTGCGCTGTGGGAACTATTACGGGCATCGCTTTGAACGATCCGGAGCCCAGTAGGTTACTGCTCATCGCTATTATCGCTCTGGGCTATGCGGGGACAGATTTTATTTTGGCGTTGCTGGGGAGGTGAAACCAATGCAGATCAAGGAAACCAAACTCTCTTTTAAGAGCGGTATGAAACAGCGTAATAAAACTAATAGCTTTATAATCCATCATACTGCCAGCCAAGATGTGCCTGCCAGCACTATTCATCAATGGCACTTGAACCAGGGCTGGTCAGGCATAGGGTATCATTTTGTGATTCGCCAAAATGGTGACATAGAACGTGGCAGGGCAGAAAATCTAATTGGTGCCCACGCAGGGGAAAAAGGCAATCCTGACAGCATAGGGATTGTGTTAACCGGCAACTTTGAAACCGGGAAGCCGACAACAGCCCAAATGGATTCCCTGGTATGGCTGCTAAAAGACTATTTGTTCCCCAAGTATGGGGTAAAACCGGTGATCGGACACAAAGATGTGATGGCAACGGCNTGCCCNGGGCGNAACTTCCCCTGGGATGAGCTGCGAAAGAGATTGGAGGAGGATGATGAAATGGCTGTTGAAACCAAAATCATGGTTAACGGCCAAGTCCTGACGGGGTACATGCTGAAAGACAACAGAAGTTATGCCCCGGTTAGAGCTTTAGCAGAAGCTCTGGGCTATAAAGTAGCTTGGGATGAGAAAACTAAGACGGTCATTATAACGAAATAAGGAGGGATTGCCGTGGATGATAGAATCGTTAATATGGCCTATGATATACTTTCTATTTTACTGCCCGTCCTGGCGGTCATGCTGGCTGAATGGCTGCGGAGGAAGATCGGCGTGGAACGGCTGACCAGGATACAGCGGGAACTACAGACTAAGAAGGAACTGGCGGCGTTGGCTGTAAAGTTCGTGGAGCAGGTTTACAAAGACCTGAAGGGCGAGGAAAAGTACCAAGAGGCGGCTCAATGGTTGGCTACGCAGGCTGCTGAACGGGGAATTAATATTACTGCTGAAGAGATACAAGGTCTTATAGAAGCAGCCTTACGATCTTTGAAGGATACATATGGTGAGGGCTGGGCAACATATCCAGAGGATGATTAGACCGGGGCATAGTCCCCGGTTTTTTTTTGACTTTTTTAAATTAAGGTATTGACTTTAATGCTATTTCGGTATATACTTTAATCACAGGAAAGACAAAAAACAAAGCGAAAAGGAGGAACATGTAAATGAAAAAAGTAGGACGCCCGGCAGTTTCAGAAAAGAGAAAACCCCGGTCATTCAANGCCACCGACACAGAGTGGCAGGCGATCCAGCGGATGGCAGCTGAGCGCGGACTCAGCGCCAGCGAATANATCAGGNNTGTTNCCCTNANAAAGGAGGAAGNTTACATGAAGAAAAAGATGAATTGGAATGAAACTTTCGATTTGAATGAGCACGGCGATTTCTTCGCCGCTGAGGTGGAGTACAGAGAAGGTGACCTGTATGTGCTCTACCACGGCACATATCGAAACGGCGAAGGCCAGGAATTTCCTGACGCTACTCTCGAAGTTCTCTTGAACGAGCCCGTCCATTTGGACGCTGATGGAGATGTTGTTATTCCATCGGCTTGGGAAAACTTNTGGGTTTTAGGGCACGAGCTGCCCTAACCCTTCCTCTCCTGCCCAGGACCTATCTGGGCAGGATGACCCGTTAATAGGGGATTAAATAAAAAGGAGGAAAAAATGGAGAAAGTTAAGGTTATTGAGAGAAATGGAAATTTCCTCATTATGAATGAGGAATATCCTGTACAAGAGTACAGGATATTTAAGACACGATTCTATAATATTTTCCTACATCAATCCTACCCCCCCGTATATTATCAGAAAAAAGGGGTGGGCAAAAACCAATATTACATTGGGGTGCCAGGATTGAAAAACTGTCAGGTTACCCGATCGCCAAAGGGCAACCTGGTGGCTAACGCCGCAGGAACGTGGGGTCCTGTGGTGAACGCCACAGAAGAAGGAGAATTTCACATTCTCCTATCTCCGGAAGAAACGCTCCGGAGAGAAAAACCGACGTATATTATTTGCCCCGATTAGACGACGTTCTAGCCCTCTTTCTTCCCTGCTCGCTGTCCTCTTTCGAGAGGGCAGCCGGGAGGGTGAAACACTCCAGATGACGAAAAGAGATTAAAAGGAGGTTTATAGACATGAGTAAGGTTGTATACGACTTCGACATTGAAAAGGCGTTTGGAGTTTCTTTTGTCTTTGTTTCCCCAGATTGGGAGAGATTTTTGTACTCGTTTACTGACGATTATGAAAAGTACCCACCAAGAATTGCTCCCCACCCTTCTATGGGAAAACTGGGGCTGTATTACTTCGACAAGGATGTCGCTGTTTTGGTGACACCTGCGGGGATATACCAACATAGAGCCGCTTCACTGACTCTGAGAGGTCCTGCATATAGACCTCTATCAAGGTTCTTCGAGGTGTGGGGAGACATATTGATAAAGATGTTGCTGTGTGAGTAGCACCTGACCTCTGTCTAGAACCTGGTCACTGTCTCCCGGCACAGCCGGGGGCCAGTGGAGGGGGTTTTAGAACCTACCAAAGAAAAGGGGGAATTAAAATGAATAAAAACTGGAATGAGACTTTCGACTTGAACGAGCATGGTGATTTTTTCGCCTACGCCGTGGAGTGCGAAGAAGGTAGTCAGTACATGTACTTTCACGGCTCATATCGGAACGGGGAAGGCCAGGAGTTTCCTGACGCGACCCTGGAAGTATTTCTGACTGAGCCTGTGCAAGTNAATACTGACGGGGATATTGTTATCCCTTCAGCTTGGGAGAATTTTTGGGTTTTAGGGCACGAATTGCCCTAACCCTTCCATTTAGCAGAGAGACCCGGCTATAATGCCGGGCGTAATGCAGCCGGGCAGACTGTCCCAGGAAGACCGGGACCGGGGAGCAAAGCTCCCCGCTCCGCTCAACCTACTGAAAAGGAAGAATAAAAATGAGCTTTAAAGATTTACAAGAGAAATATAGGATGTATTTAGTGTCTTTAATAATATAACAACTTTAATCAGAAAATTAAAGAAAACCACTTGACTTTTTGCTAACTCGTATATATAATAATAATAGAAAGAGTGAAAAATATTAAAAGAAAGGAGAATATAAAAATGCAAAAAGTGGAGCTGAGAACATCATCGCGGCGACACGTATGCGGACAAGGTATAATCGTCGGAGAAACAAAAAGGTATATCAAAGTACAAGTGTTAGCGGTAATAAGTACAATAACCCGCGTTAAGCCGGGCGACGTTATCAAATTTTCCAAGCTGGACGGCAGAAGCACAAATGGGTTTACCCTGGGACTATAAAGCCTAGCCCTCCTGACGATGGCCGGATTATTGGGTCCGGGCCGAAACCTAGCCCGCTGAAGCGGGCGATGGTCGGTGGAAGCCGAAAATATGCGCCGCACGCCTAAACCGGATTCGGGCCGAGAAATTTTTTTTGAAAAATTTTTAGAAAACCACTTGACTTTTTCCAAAGCGATATATATAATAATAATAGAAAGAGCGAAAACGAAAAGGGAGGAATGAAAATGAGAAAAACTGAAATCAGAGAGGCAATCGAGAGATTAGAGGAGCTGAAGGAGACAATCTACGAGTCACTGAATGAGATGGAAGACATCTTGAGGGAGGTAGCTCCGG